AAGATCCAGCACTGAACTCACTCCACGTCGTTAGGTCGCTCGCCAGCTTCCAGGCTTTGCCGTCGCTCAACGTCAGTACCAGCATCCCGGCCTCGCGGCGTGGAGACGGGATCGCGTCTCTCTCGGTTGTGTCGGCCACGCTGCGGTAGCCGCCCTTGCCGTATAGAGCGAGGTGCGACGGGTGCACGTCCGACGTGTCGAATGGCACCACCGGCGCGAGTACGTTGGTGCCTTTGATAGTTGCCATAGGTCAACTCACCACCAGATTGACGGTGCCTGTGATTGGGTACGTTGACCGATAGATGCCGTAGCTTGTGGCCGCCTGTCCGCTCAACGTGATCGTCCGCTGCGTCGTCTCCCAGGCCGACGATGTCAGGCCGCTGACAGCAAAGGACGGCGTGCCGAAAGACACAGGCAGCACGACGTACAGATACGCCGTAGCCGCCGTTATCGTCCGTGCCTGTGCTCGAGAGCCTCCAAGGTCCGTGGAGAGGCTGGCGACGATCTGGGCGTCTGTAATCGTTGCCGAAGCAAAAGCGCCCCAGAAGCGAATCAGGAAAGTCGGAATGATCTGCGTTGACGCTGACGTAGCCAGTGCATGAACCCGCACGGTTTGCCGAAAGGCATCGCCGTAATGGAAAAGGGGTATTCCCCTTGGCGCGCTGACTTCGTAGGTCGTGTCTATGCCGTCAATCGTTTCTACGATGATGTCAGCGCGCTGCGGCTCGCCAAAAGGAAGAGTGCCAGCCTTGATGATGAAATCACGGCTTTCCCACGTTTCAACGATGCCGCTGGCTGACTGCGACTCAAACGACGACCTCCCGATGGTCGCGTTGACGATTCCATAGTCGAACCCGCGATAGTAGCGGACGCTCTTTGAAGCGCCTGACGCCAACTGGCCTGCGAGCCACGCTGCACCGCTGGCAAGTAAGTCGGACATAGGCACCTCTGTCTACAAGACCGCTGGCGGCGCGGAAAGGATGACGCGGCCGCCAGCGGCTTGCAGTGTGGACTCAATCAGCCGAGGTAGTTGATCGCCACCTTGACCAGAACGTCGGACGAAGCAGCCGTCTCAATCGCGTTTCCGGCACGCTTGTTGCTGCCAGCCGTGGCAGTGATGACGTTGTTCGTCGCGTCCCAGTAGACGGTCGTGCCAGCGCTGATCGCGCTGCCACTCGCCTTCGGCAGGATGAACGCGCCTTCAACGGAAAGAGCTCCCTTGACGTTAGCCGGAATTGGACGGTCAGCGATGCAGAAAAGATCGCCGAGAACGACCACGTCGCCAACGCCGACAGCAGAGGACGGCGTGTAGTCAATATGGTCTGGATCGCACTGGTATGCCTGAGCAAAGCCCATAGGAATCACCTCGTTTCTTTGGTTGAAAGGTTTTTGTCGTCATGCCGCCGGGCGGGTTTTGGCTCCCGCCCGGCGGTCACGGTTTGCAGTTGTCAGTCTCAAGCGGTCGCCATGCGGAGGCACGACAGCGGCTCGGCCTTGGTCACGCCGAAGTCCATGTAGCCCCGCATCATGACGCCAAGATTCTGATAGTCAGGGGCCATCTGCTCGATGGTCGGAGCCGCCTGACCGTTCAGAAACACGACGTCGAGAGCCGGGAGATCCGCAGCGTCGGCAAGCAGCCACCACGTCGAGGACGACGTGAGGTAGTTGCTGACGAGCACCCGATAGCGACCGGCGAGGACGTTTGCCGACGGCTCAACCACCTTGCTCGACGTGCTGCCGAGCGAGGAAGCGATGAGCGCCGACGTTGTCATCAGCCGAGCAGCTGTGAGCTCGAGCTCCGGCGGCACCAGCAGCACCCGAGGCGGAATCGACAGCGGGTTGCCATCGGGATCGTTCAGCTTGCGGAACGCAGTCGTTGCAGCCGAGAGGCTGTCGAACGACAGAGCGTTGCCGGAACCCGCCGTCACCGACTGGTAGTAGCTTGAGTTGCTGCCTTGGAACTCGCCCCAGATCACTTCGTTGAGCGACAGAGCCGCACCACGACCGATCCGCTGTGGGATCTGCGAGAGAGCGTTCAAGTCGTCGTTGATCATGTCCTGACGCGTGAGACTGGTGCTGATGCCGTAGGTCTCGGCGTTCAGCGACCGCTTGTAGTCGGAACCCTGCGCCAGCTTCAGATCGCCAGCATTGCCGACCTTCTGAAACTTGAAAGAGCCATTCAACCGGAAGAGGTTGATTGCCTTGAAGTCGTTGACGCTGCGGACAGCGGAAACGTCCTGCCAGACGCTCTCGACGGCGTTGAAGCCGTTGAGGAGGAACTTGTTGACCACGGCGGACAGCAGGTTGCTGATGTCCTGCGTGGCAAACGCCGCCTTCAGAACCGGCTCGCAGTTGCCAGCCGAGATCCGAGCCGAGCCGGTGTAGCCATTGGCACGAGCAGCCTCAATCAACACTTCGCCAATGCTGGTCGTCCGACGAGCCTTGTGAGCCGCTTCCAGCGTCCGGTCGTCAAACGACTTGTCGGCGTTGGGCAGACCGCCCTGGAGGCAAAGAGCCGCTTCAATCACCTTGCCCGAGGGCAACTCTTCGACGACGTGCACAGCCGGAGCACGGCTTTCACGGGTCGCAATGACCTGCTTCATGGCATCCATTTCCTTTTGCATGGCTTCGATCTTGGACTCAAACGCAGAAACGTCTGCGCTGGCCTCAACCTTGGGCTCCACGACGACAGCCGCCGTGGCTTCCACCTTGGTCTCAGTGACCTCGGTGGGCGTTTCAGTGGCGTGATCCGCCATGAGTAGCTCCTCTGCCTCTTCGGCAGCGATGCGGGCGGACGTTGCGTCATCCGCGCCCAAAGTGACAAACGAGACTTCGCGCAACCTCGAAGCCTTAACGATTCGAATCGGACCCATAAAGGTCTGTCCGTTGACGGTTACTGATTCGCCGGCAGCGACCTTCTGATGCCGCATCACGTCGGCACCGACAGACGCCTGCCAAGCAAAGCCCTTCTCGGCCAACGCAGTTACCTGCTTGGCGATGTCCGAGTCGGCGAGAATCTCGCCTTCGACATAGAGGCGACCGCTCTCTGCGCGAACGCTCGTAGCCTGTCCGAGAATGGAGCCAAGCGTGTAGTCGTGACCCATCACGACCGGGATGCGCTGCTTGTACTTCATGCCCTCCAGGTCGATGACGATTGGCTCGGCGGACCAGGCTTGCCGGATGGCTGCGCCTGTGTAAGCCTCAATGGAAAACTTCTTGGTCGATGGCATGCCGTCGCCGGCCTCGGCGGAGACGAACTGCACGGGAATCTCAAGTGCGATCTTGTTCATTGGTTCGCGGCCTGGTCGGCCTCCTCCGGTGTTGCTGCGCCGTAGTTGCCATCAGGCTCAAGGTCGATGAACAACCCAAGTTCTTTCATCAGCGCTACCTCGGCGGCACGCTGGCGAAGCTCTGCTTCCCAGTTCTTCCCCTGCTTGGCGTATTCGTGAGCCAGCGTTGTGGTGTGCGTCCGCAGGCGAGTCTCGGCTGCATTCGCTTCCTTTGACGGGTCGACGTGCTCCTTGCCGTCCCAGACCCACACCCAATTCCACTCGCTAATGGGTGGCAGTCCGCGAGGCACAAGACCGAGCGGAACGGCCTCGTCCAGCCACATGCGGAGCGTGCGGTCAAGCATTTGCCGCTCGAGCTCATCACGCAGAACACGCTGATTGGACGTGTAGATCTGGTGATCCATTCGTCCCGATGCGTAGTTGTAGGACGACGAATCTAGCGCGGCGATGTTGTATGGGATTTGAAGGCACCTGCTGATCTCATTGATGATCTCGCGCTTGAACATCGCGTAGGTGCTGGTCGGCTGCTCTGCTTTCAGCTGCGAGACGTTCCAGCCCTCGGGCAGCGTGACCATCGTCCGCTTTTCAATCGGCATCTCTGCAAATGCGTCAACGTCGTCCACCTCGGCTGCAGGCGAGTTGGTGTGCAGAAACGCAGCAAAGTCAGCAGCAGTCTCAGCTGCTGCAATCACGGCATCTGTGTACCGTCGCAACTGCGCAAAAAGCCGAATGGCTGGAGCGACTTCAGACACGCCGCGATGCTGGGCCGGTCGCTGACGCGAGAACCAATGCACGACGAGATCGGCGGAAATGCGGTTGAACTCAAAGTTACTCACACGCCAATTGCTGCCGGGATGATACTTGAGAACTTTGTAGGCGATGACGTTGCCAACGCCATCAAACTCAAGCCCGTCAACGATTGAACCTTCCGGTGTCGTGTCGGGTATATAGAGCCCGACCGGCGTGGCAATCATTTCCGCCTCAACCAGGCGGATGTCTAACTGCACGCCATCCAGCCTTGGATTGGTGAAATACATCGCAAACGACTCGCCGTCGATGAGTTTCGACTGCCGCATCGTCCGCAGTTTTTCAGCGAGATTGATCTGCCACGACCAATCAAAAAAGGCACGCTCAATCTGGCGGTCTGCATCTGCGTTGCCTGTGTTGAGCTGCAGTCGCGGACCTGTTCCGACCAGATCCGTGGCAAGCGTCTCGCAAATGCCAGCGAGGTAGGAGTTGTTATTGCGTTCGTATCGAGCACGGTTGCGGAGCGTGCGACGAATGACGGGCGTCAAAGCCCCGTCCATGCTGAACCAGTCCGCGTTGCCCCAATGTCGCCGATCGTCCTGGCTTTCGGCTGCGTCAAACCGGGCGCGGATGACCCTTGCCGGCGTCGGCGGTTGCCGAGTCGGTTCCGGTCGCGCAAACCAGTTTGAAAACAATCCCATCAGTACGTGCTCGGCGGCAGGAATTTATTGAGACGCAGGCCGCGATACTTTTTCTGTACAGCCGCTCTTGCAGAGAGGTACTTGTCTGCCTCTATCTGCCAACGAAGGTCATGCGATTCGACTTCGCCCGCATCTGTGCGAACTCGCCGAGGGCCGCCGGCGTTGTCTTCAATTTTTTGGCGCAGTTGGTCGCTCATGCGAGCAACGCTACGGCATGCAACGGCAGAATCAGACCGGGTATGCCGTCAGACTTCGGCCCAATCCTCGCCGCGTCGTTCAAATAGAACGACCTCTACGCAGCCCAACTTGCGGGCGATGTCTGCGGTGTATGGAGAGAACACGGCGACAACCTTGCCGGCGTTGATTACGCCAGCGGAAAGCATGAACGCGGTCAGTGCCGTGGCCTTGCCCGTGTTTCGGTAGCGATCTTCCACAAACTGCTCGAGCGTCTGCATGCCACGCCAGGCGTGAGAGCAGCACCAAGCGACCATTGATCCGTCACAATGCCAGACTGCAAGCGGCGTGCAGCTGCTTCCTTCGCCTTCCAGAACTGTGGCGACCTCAATCTGAAACTCGCTGCCCGGCTTGGTGAGCCGCGAGCGAATCGCCAGCATGTCCCGAGGCTCAAGGCCGTCAACTGTGGTCAGCGTGATCTGATTCATTTCATCCGCTTCACTTGTATGAACTTTTTCCCGCTGGCGTTTGTCGGAATTGTCACTTTCTTACGTTGTCGCCCGCCCGCCTCTGTCGCTGTTGGCTGAACGCCTGCAATTGACGCGGCCACCGCAGATCCGACGAGACCGTCAAGCCAGTGATTCTCACGGCCAGCAGATTTCCATTCGTCTACTACGCGGCCACGGGCTTCCGTTCTCACCGGAAACTCACTCGTGAGATGCTGAAGCAGCAGTTCGTGGTCGCCCTGGTGCAGCGTGATCGTCTCCGGTGCTCCTACTCCCATGCGGAGCCTAGCCGCAACAAACGATTTCCAGTAGTTCGTGTCATACGTCACTGACCGTTGACCGGCTGAAATCTGACCGATTCGCCAGTTCAGCCCGAGCTTGTCACCTCGAGCACCCTTCTCTGCAAGCGGTGCCGATGACGCACCGATGCCCTTACCGTGAGACGGGTAGATCGTGGACGCAAACGCCGACTGGCGGCAGAAAGTCCGCACCGTCGTTGTGGAACGCCCCCAGTTGGCATCAACCATGAGACGGTCAATCCGCACGGCTGCGCCGTCTTCGCGTTTCCAATCACGCCCGAGGAGCAGTTCCACGGTCTTGTCGAGCCCGGCTCTCAGCGCCGCCTCAAACCCTTGCTTGCTGACGTTTGCCAGCGTCTTCTTTGCCGACGACGCTTCAAAAACGCTCGCCGCTTGGTCTGGATAGGTGCCGTAGGCGACGACGTGACCACCGAAAGACTCGCCCCACGAAGCGACGATCCAGTAGAGCAACTTCTCCTGCACGTCTACAAACGCCGTGAGCGTGTTGTGCCCGATCGGCACGACGCCACGAGGCAGCGGCAACGACTTTGCGACCAGAGCCTTTCGGTCAAGCTTCTCGCTGGCGATGTCGTCCGCGAGCGGCTGATTCTGGTACTCGGCGAAGAACGCAGCCTCGCCTCGGTCTATTCGAAGATTCCATGCATGCTGGATGGCAGTGAGCTCGTCGTCGTGCTTCCGCTCTGGCCACGCCACGCGAGATCCGGCGTCCATCACCTCCTGACGCTCACGGTAGAACTGGTCTGCCGCCGCAGTCCCTTCGCCGATGCGTTGACCTTGCCGTCTCATCTCAGCGTACTGCCCCCACAGGTCTTCATCTGCCGGCCACTCGTAGACCAGCTGCGACCGCTCGCCCTGCCACGCTGGATGCTTGGTCCGGTCTAGCAGACGGTCGGCCAGGTCGTCCGGTCTGATTACGGTGATAGTGCAGAGTCCTGACATCCGCACGCCCGGCCCGCCGAGCCCAAGAATCGCCCCAGACAGCACACGCTCACGGGTAGCGACTTGCGACGGGCTTGCAGCCGACTCATCGGTCTGCGGGTCATCGCATAGCACAAGCGACGGCCTGACGGTCACTCCGTCCGGCCTAGTGTGCTTTACGCCTCGGATGCGTCCCGTGATGCCAGCGACACGAACAGCTGCACCTGCACACGGCGCCCCCTCAATCCACGGCAGCGTGATCTTGTCTGCGAGCCACTCGAGGTGCGTTGCCTCGCCGCCGCACGTCTGCCCTCTGGCACGGGCTGAAATGCCCTCTAACGCACGGATAGGCCAGCACGCAGCCGGGAAGTCCTCGGCTAGCGTGTAGTTCTGCTCCAGGTGCGACTTGATGCTGTCGAGCATGCCGCCAGCTATCGCTTGGTCAGCACCCACGAGCATGACGAAAGGACGATGCCCGTACAGCATTGCCCAGAGCGCCGCCCACTCGCAGAGCGTGGACTTGCCCGAGCCGCGAGGCATGGCAAATGCAAAGAGCTCGCCGGCCAGCACGGCACGCTGAATTTTGTCGATCGCTCGCAGATGGTCGGCAGACCACGCGAGCGGAAACGACTCCGCACCGTAAGTCTCAGCGAACGCTCGGAAATCTTGGCGGCATGCCTTGTGACGCTTTGGGTTGACGATTAACGGGATGTCGCCAATGTCTCGACCGGCGGCTGACGCTTTGCGATTCCAACTGGCAGACTGCGATTTGCGGGCTGCGTAGGCGTCCTGCTTGGAGCGGCCCGGCTTGCGTGTCATGCGTCAACGCTCACGAATTACAAATTTCTGGC